AGTTCTTTCATTTTAGCCTTGACTTTTTATTTGCAGGCTTTGGTATAATGTTCTAAAAAACTGGAGGTTTCATATGCTTCTCAAAATCGAAAGAAAAGTACTTAGGAAAACTGTAAAATCTTCTGAATATTCCATTTCATTGTCTGAAATAGGGAATTACAATGGTGAAGATGTTTACCAAGCATTTTTGTCCTTAAAGGAAAAGGGATATTTCACCATAGTTAGTTCATCCATAAATCGTGAAATGTTCAAATTTACTTTGTCTTCAAAAGGAAGATTCTACAAAGAACATTTGTTTCTCTCATTTTTAAGAAATATACTCATACCTTTTGTTGTGTCTTTAATAACTGCAACTGCAACATACCACTTAGAAAAAGTAGCAGATAGCTATTCCGACAGCCGCCCCAGCCAATGCACTTATGAGTTGAACCAATGCAGTGATCCAAGGTTCTAATTTGTCAAGAAGATCTCTCTTCTGGCGGTAAGTCCATTTTTTCATTCATGTTCTCCTTTCAGTTCATGAGAAACAGCATTACAAATGATCGTAAGCTTTTTCTCTTCATCCTTCACGGACTTCTCAATTCTTTTCAGAGTACCGTCAATGCTCTTTAAGGTTTTGAGAAGTTCTCTCTCAAATTGGATTTGCATTTTCTTCCTCCTGCTTCTTAACAGATTCCTCTGCCATCTTCTCTGTCTTGCCGAGAATATATCCCTTGTCGAAATCGGACATATTCGGAATGGCTCTCTTTAACTTCTCAACGATTTTTTTCTCTTTTTCACTCATTCAATTCACTTCCTTTTTGTGATATACTCTCCTTATCTTTTTAATAAGGAGGTGAAATAATTTGGATTCTAAAGAATACGCATCCGCTTACGCTATTGCTAAAATCTGTGGATATACCGGAAGTTTTGATGATTTTAAGAACCTGTACTACCAATACTATTCAGAAATCGTCAATTCTTTGCCGGAAGAAAAACCACAATTAGCAAAATCCGAAGCAATTAGCAATCCTTTCCAAATCCAGAGCCGTTCCTAAAAGGCGAAATGGCGGTAAGTACTTTGATAGACAAATCAATATTTGTTTCTTCGATTTTCTTATCGCCATCTATAATGCTTTTGTAATCTTCGATAATGTCAAACGCAATGTGCTGTGCCATCTCGTCAATTCCAACAAAACGTGAATCAGCTTTCTGAACTATATTTGCTTTACCGTTTTTGTCTAAAACCACATATCTCTGTTTTTCCATATTCTCACCTCTTTTCTGTTGACCTTGTAAACATATTATAGTCCCTTAGAAACTTTATGTCAACACATTTTTGTTGACTTGGGGACTTTTTGGGTGTATATTATTAGTGAAAGGAGGGATGTAAATGAATGAGAGAATCAAATCTTTGCGAAAGTATTTGAATATGACACAAGATGATTTTTCAAAGCAAATCGGCTTGTCAAGAAACTATATTGCGCAAGTTGAGATAGGCACGAAGACACCATCTGAAAGAACCATATCTGATATTTGCAGAGAGTTTGATGTAAACGAAGAATGGCTCCGAAATGGAACTGGTGAAATGCTTGTTCAGAAATCAAAAGACGAACAAATCTCTGAAATGCTCGGAGAAATTCAAAAGTCCGGTGAAGATACATTTAAGCACCGTCTTGTATCCGCACTGGCCAACTTGGACGAAGATGGATGGAACTCTTTGGAAAAGTTGATTGATTCAATCGCAAAAAAGAACGAATAAGAAAAAGCCAAGGGCAATGCGCAAGTCCTTGGCTCTTTTCCTTTATCTAAGTAATTTTTTAACATAGGCATAAATGCACTCTAACCAATGTAAATTATCGCAAGCATTGATTAGCTTTGTGATTTCCTCTTTGTAATCTTCTTTCCCCATAGTACACCCCCTAATCTTTCCGCACTTGGTAGCGATACCTAAATTATAGAACATATGTTCTTAACAATCAATATATTTGACTCACGTTTTTTATTGTTGTAAAATATCAACAAAAAGAGGACGGTGAAAACGCCAATAAACACCGCCCTCGCCAGAACTTGAAGTCCCTTGTTTCAAGGGATGTTACAAGTGTATCATGTGAAAGGGGGATAAAAAACATGATGAAAAAAGACCGAATCAAAGAAATATCGACACATTTATCAGTCAACCGCATTAATTATATGTTAAGTTTTCGTGGGAATCTCCATGAATTTCTCAATGAACCGGACATGACGGTTTACAAGCTTGCTGATGAAGCTAATTTGCCTTATTCTACGCTTAATTCACTACTATACGGTAATTCTAACGACACGAAGCTATCGACCGCTGTTGCGCTTGCTAGAGCCTTTGGAATCAGCGTAGATGAACTGGTAGGTTGCGGCACTATGGAAGATAAGATGTTGGAATCTGTCAAGATATGCCGCAGTCTGCCGGAACACTCTCTGTACCTTATCCGTTACTTCATACGTCACCAAGATAAAATCTATTCCAGTCTTGAAAAATCGCACAAGTATATTTCTGTCCTTAAACCGCAACTTGTGAATGGAATTATAGCCACCACAAACGCTGTAGAACCTATTTGCATAGACAACTTACCGGAAGATATAAAATCCAAGACTTATATCGGTTTGAAAATTCCCTGTGACTACTATATGCCGTTTTATCTTCCAAGGGAAATTATTCTACTTGCAGCGGATCGTGAACCGCAATACGGTGAACGATGTATCGTAACAAGCAATGGTGGGATTTATATTGTCGTGAAAACACATATAATTGAGGATGGCGTAAGAAAATGGAGATATGTTCCGCTTATGTCTCCGAACAGCATACTTCCGGAAAATCTTATTGATGACATGATAGGATATGTGGTTGGTTTCATCAACAATGACGGTGACTGGGGAATCAGATAAATAGATTAAGAGCATGGCTTTTACACCATGCTCTTTTTTGTTGTTATTTCGCAAATATTTTTTATGACTGCTTCTGTAAATGGCAATTTAAATGGTTTGAAATTTGCATCAATATTAACATCTGTTACTCTATTAGCGGCGAATAAACAGTCCTTTTTAGGCTCCTTGTCTGACTTTGGATTGCCAAACAATGCAAATGTATTTGGGGTGTTTGCAAATTGTGATTGGGCAGTTAATGTAAGATTTGCAAGTAATAGCAAGTTTTATGTATATCAAATTGCAAACGTAAGTCATGATGCAGTTTTTACATTGAACTTTATTGTGGCATATAAGTAACTTATTTGCTATTCTTCATATGAATTTAACCGTAAAATTTGAAAGCTCCACCAAATACGCCATCTGTGGAACCGTTATATGCTACGGTAATCGTACCTTGATTATTGTAATTAATACTCATATTCGCTGATTTCGAAACAGTAAAAACACTAACCACATCAGCATATCTTGATGCTACGCAAACACAAGTGTCTAATGTAGATATACGGTTAAAGATAATAAGCCATACTTCATTATTTTTTACCAGTCCCAAAAGAGAACCATTAGAACTCTTGACATAACTGCTAGTATCTAATTTAGTATCTAACTTGCCATTTACATCACTTAATCCCCCAGTGATAGTACCGTCACCAATAGTCGAAATATCGGTAGTTCCGATAAGGCCTATAAGTGATTTAAGGTTTTTTACAGCCAGTTTAATTTTTCCCAAAATAGATGATAACTTTTCTCCTGTCGTTAATTCATCTAAAGTTGTTGCTTCTTCAAACGCCGCAGTCAAATTACTACCATCACCAGTTTTGGTCAAATAGTTTGTCAAATCTGGTGATGGAATTGCATCTATTTTTTCATCAACAGTGGTTTTGTCATAATAATTTGTCAAATCAGAAACTTTTTTTGTAATGTATCCAGCATCATTTTCTAATTCGCTAACTTTTGTAGGTATACCTCCTGTTTGCTGTTTTGCCTGCTCCATATAATACTTTGCGTTATCTGTATCTTCTCCTTCTCTTGTTCCGGTTCCACCTACGGCATAAGATTCAGCCAATACAGATTTTGCATTTGCGGATTGCGCATAAGCAGATGCATTTGCGGATTCTACTCTAATATCTGCTAAATAATTAGGCTGAAGCATATCATCTGTTACTGATCCTGTTTTTATCGAAAAAGAATAAGTCTTATTCTTTCCAGTACCAGTCACGGATACAGCTATGGTTGCAGAATCTTCAAATGTTAATACCGGAATCATAGAACCAATATCAGCTGTAAACTGTGTTCCATCTTCTGTAGTCATGGTAATGATTCCGTCATCAGACATGGAAAAGCCAACAGGTATTTTTTCAATATTAAGGTCAAAAATAATCTTTTCACCGTTGTATTTTGTAATAGTAATAACACCGGTTGTTTCATCCATAGCCCAGTCTGCAATGTTTCCGTTTATTGCAGACTTGTCTACTTTTAAAGCATTCTGTGATATGATACGGTTGTCCAACGCATCAATGGCAGAATCCATTTTATTAAGATTTATTTCATCAATGTCTGTGTTTTCACTGGGGTAATTTTCCCAGTTAATTCTGGTATAAACCTTATTCAACGTCATCTGCAGATACCTCGCTTTCCTCTTTCATAATCTGCATATCTGATAACTGTTTAGTCTCCGAATACACTTCATACAGTACAAGCCTTTTCACCTCGATAGGCAACGGTGTTTGATTTAATACTGTCGCAATGTTGCTTTTCAATTTATAAATCTCAAAGTTTGCTGCCATATCAATTCTCCCTTACATAGATTTCTTTTCCTTGCTCTTCTGCATATGCATACAGATTTTTGCACAGTTCAGATACCTCATATCCGCTCTGTGCAACCACTGTATCCGACATGTCAATAAGTTGCTTCATAAACTCTTCAAAACCATCTCCATCTTCCGTGCTAAAAAATGTGGCATTGATTTCCGTAAACGTGGAAATTCCAATGGTAAAAGCTATATATTGCTGAATTTCTTGCCTTTCTTCCATTACTTCTTTCATTGTTTTTCCAATAATCGTTTGAAGAATAAATATTTTTTTTACCATAATAAATCTCCTACGTCATAAGTGTGACAATTCCAGATGTTGCAGTGAGCAAACCTCCAAGTGATGAAACTCCTGTAATAAAATTAACATTATGTCCAGGATAATCAGCAACATTGGCTGTTTGTGTTACCAAAGATACATCTGATACGGTTCCATTTATATAATTTTTTGTGACACTTAATGTGGCACTTGTCAGTACTGTCTTACTGCCTAATATTTGAGAAGTTGTTGATATGTTTTTTACATATTGTGAATCATATGTTGCTCCATTTCCTACCACTAAAATTCCGCTTACACTTACCATTGAAGCATCAATAGTAAGATATTGTCCCAATCCTTTTATAGATCCTGTGCTTTGCAATAGTTCGTTATAAAATTTAATTTCACCTGATGATACTTCTGTGTAACTTCCGTCTTCCCCTATAGACTTAAAACTACCAGTCATTACTGCGTTTTTAGCTGTTATAGTTCCATCTGCTGATATGCTACAGTTATCTGCTTCCAATACAAAACGGTTTCCAGAAATACTTACCTGTCCACTTTCAACACTTAACTGAGAACTGACATCACCTTTTGATACTTTTAATTTGATTTGGTCTGTCTGCAAAGATATTGCCGCTGCCAATTCTACTTCTGTATCTGTTGCCCTTTTTGCTTCTGCTTCAATTTTTCCTGCGTTTTGTGTAATCTTTGTATCCAGTCCATTCTCTACATCCTTGATTTCGGACCTGGTCTCTTCCACATTACGCTCCAACTCATTAGTCTTGCCTCGGAGTTGAATTATACTTTTGTTAATTCCATTTACCTGTTCACTGTACTTTGGAGATTTTCCGCTTGCTGATATGGTGTCTTTCGGTTGTTGGATTCCTTTGTATGTTCTACTCAACACATAGCTTTCTATGATTTCTTTAGCCGTATATACATTGACTGCTTCTCCAAGGCTCAAACAAGGATTTCCTATTTTTTCACAGTTATAAGGTCTATATTTTACAACTTTAATAACCTCATACAGATTTCTTGCAACCGTTTCTAGGGCATCTGCACCCATTCCATAAACAAGGAAATTATCTTGCAAAATATAACTGTTGTCGTTCTCGGTAATCTCTGTATCCGGGTAAACTGCACCAATATCATTTTCTGATTGTCTTATCTGCACTTTTGTAACTTTTTGGCAGACAAAATCTTCATATTTAACTGATTTGTATTTTCCACCAGTAACCTTTTCTTTTTCAGAACCTTTTCTAGGGTATAATCCTTTCTGTGGATATAATCCTTTTTGTGGATATAATCCGGATATTATTGCTTTAAGGAAAACATATTCAAATTTTCCATCATGGTTAATATGGCCAAAGCATCCATTTATTGAGCAGATTGCTTCCATGACCGTCTGGCCAGAAAGTTCACTTGGCTTTATGGTTTCTGCCACTTCCATGCTGTCATTAGGTAATGTGGTTGCTACTTGCTCAACACCAAAATATGAAAAAAAACTGTCTCTGAACTGCTTTAAGGTCAGAGGAAACTTCAATCCGTTATACCAGGAAGATACTTCTGATTCTCCAATATCGTATATAGCGTCATATGCCGTCACATTCCTGTAACGCTTATCATCTGTTGGTTTATCGGAAACGACACGGTATTTGCCGAAAATGAACGGTGTTTCAGTATGTCCATTAATCACAACAGAAACATTTATCTGTTTCCCAATCATGCTTGTGAACACGTTGGAAATTTTGAATTTCAGCTGTGATGCATTGCACTGTCCAAATGTAAGGTAATCATCATCACATAGTATTTCTTTTAATTCAAACTGTTCAAAATGGATTTCGCTGTTGGTGATTTTTACAGACTTATCATCTGTTTCAATCGTGATTTCCTTTTTGGATGCGCTTTTATTAAACAAATCCGCATAGGTATAGTTACTCATTCGCTACACCTCCGACAAATGAAAACTCTATCTGATTGTATTTAATCTCTCCGTCATAAGTTCCGTAGATTGTAGGCTTTATATCAGCCATATATCCATATTGTGTGACATATTGACCTAAAAATGGAATGTATGCCGTGATATTACATCCCTGTTCCGTTGCATCAATAAAGTTTCTTCGTATCCCGGACAGTAACTCTTGCAAATCGTCATCCGTCAGCATCGCAGGCGTGGAAAAATCAACACTTAATGCTTTTAGCTCCACAGCATTTCTATGTACGTATCCATTTGCATCAGTCCACGGGTCTACATCTTGCATATTTACAGCCGGCTGATAACTTTCAGCGGCTATAAATCTTGACTGGTCAATAACGTAATCTCCAATTTTTAAAAGCCATCCTTGATATGCTGACATACGCTCACCGCCTCATTGCATAAAAATAGACAGCACCCATCCAGAGTGCTGTCTGTGTTAAAATACATATACATTCTTGTGTTTTTGGTTAAATTGCTCTTGACCGTATTGTCTTGCGGCAATTCCAATTTGATCTGTTGTTATTCCAAACTCTTTCTCAAGGATTCCTTGCAGTAGCTGATTATTCTGTTTCAGAAGTGCAATTTCCTGTTGTGCCGTGGAATTAATAGCATCTTTGATTCCAGTGATTTCAACTCCACCGGCAACCGCTGTTTTTCCACCTACTGTTCCGGCAATCTCCGGTATACCGTTCTCTCCCGCCATGAACATTGTGTAACGGCTTGGAACGTAACCGCCAGTTTCAAATCTAGGAATACTTATTTTAGGTATTTGTACTGGCTTGAAGCTTATTCCTATAGCTTCCGATATACCGCTAACCAAGCCAAAACCATCAATAAAAGCATTTATTCCATCAATAATCAGATTTACGCATCCTTCTGCTATGGATACAAGTCCATTAAACACTCCTTTGAAAATATCTTTTATTCCGTCCCATGCTTTTCTCCAGTTTCCAGTGAACACACCAGAAACAAAATTTATTAATCCTTTTAATGCTGTTCCAAGATTTTTGATAATATTTCCTATTGCATTAAATACAGTTTCAAAAGCAGGCTTTAAATCTTCCCACAAATGAGTGACTATGGGAGATAAAACATTGTCCCATAAGAAGTTGAATACTTCTATTACTGGCTTTACTTGTTCTACCACAAAATTCATGGTATCGACTATTGCATCAAATGCCGCTCCTAAAACACTTCCTAATGCTTGTGCCAAAGGAACTACTACATTTTTCCAAAGTACCGTAAGTATATCAGCAACAATTTGAATCGCAGGCTTTAAGATATTTCCAAGGAATGTTCCAAACGGAACAAGCACTCCATTCCAAAGATTTTCAAAAGCACTTTGCAATTTCGGAAGCACTTCTTCACCAACATATTTTAATGCGGGATTTAGCATATCCTGCCATATGCTTGTGAATGCAGTCTTCAAAAATTCTCCTATCGGAGTAAGCACATCTACAAGCCCTGTCCATGCATTCTGTAAATCTGGTATAACCGTTGTTGTCAAAAACTCCATTGCAGGAGTTAGGTTATCCGCAATGGCTGAAATTGATTCCTTGAAACTATTTCTAACATCCTCGTTTGTCGCATATACAAGCGCAAGTCCTGCTACAACCGCTGTGATAGCCGCTGTTGCCGCTACTGCTCCTGCACTAATACCACCAAACAATCCGGTTGCTCCTGCTGCTGCCGCTCCCCCTGCTCCTGTTGCCGCTCCAGTTCCTAATAGACTTCCGAGAATTGTTTCTCCGATTCCTGCTCCTGCCTTACCGCCCATTGACAAGACAATAGAATCTTTTATTGCTTTCCACAGAATATCTCCCAAGCCAGTGAATTTCAAAAGTCCTATTGCTGTCAGAATCGTGGTTTCGATTGGTGCAGCATCGAAACTTCCTTTCCACAGTTCGATTGCCGCTGTAATTGCTTGTCCTATAAAGTTTCCGGCAGATGTAAATACAGCAGTCCAGTCAATACCAGCAAGAAACTGTCCTATGTTTTGCCCAATCTGATACCAATCTACAGATGCAATAGCATCGGACATCCAGTTAAATATCCCTGTGACAATACCGGATAAATCTTGTCCTGCTTCGAAGAAATCACCATTGAATAAATCTTTGAATAACTTTTTCACAGGCTCAAGAAGTTTTTCTATCTTATCAGCCCAGCCAAGAGCTGTATTCTGCATCTTGTCAAATGCTTCCTGCCATACTTTTTCGTACTCTGCAGTAGCATCCATGATTTCCTTGGTAAGGTCAATTCCTGTTCCACCAGCGCCACTTCCGGAACCACTGGATTTTGGAGTTGAAATAACTTTCAATTTATCAAATGCTCTGATTCCGCTTTGAGCATTTTTTGCACTTGTACCAACTTTATCCAGCGCATCTGCCGTGTCTTCCAAATCTTCATTGTACCCGGATACACCTTGACCGAATGACGAAAAGTCAATCTTGATTCCCAGTAAATTTGCCACACTGACAAGCAATCTCTTAATTGCAATTACGACACCGTTAATAACAGGAAGTACTTTCTGCAATACCGGAATAAACAACTGACCCAGTACCATACCAGCTTCTTTTACGTTGTTAGTAAACTGGCGAATCATATTACTTGGAGAATTGATTGTATTCGCTAAATCTCCCCATGATACTTTGGACTGGTCTAAGATTGCAAGTAAACGCAACTGCTGTTTCTCTGCCTGTGACATTTCAGATACAGCCTTTTCAATGCCGTATTTGTAAGCATAAGTCTGCAGTGTGGCATTTGTGATATCAATACCATACTTATACAGTGCTCTTGACTGACCGATCAAACCGGACTGTAAGTTGGTTGCAACCGTGCTGAAATCCACGTTAAACAGAGATGAAATGTCCCCGGCAAGCATTGTCATGGACTTTGAAATTGCCGTAGTGACTTCTCCGGTCTGCCCTAAAGAGTTGGTAATAGATGCAAGCTGTGAAGCGTACTGCGTAATCTCCTGTAAATTCAGTCCCAGGTTCTTCATTCCGCTTTCAGAAATCAATCCACCGTCTACATCTACTTTCAGACCGGACATTTTACCAAGCAGTTCATTTACACGTCTTCCGAAACTCTGCGCATAATCCTCTGCGTTGTCGTAACCGAATTTTTCAAAATCCTTGCCCCATTCCTTGCCGACTTTATTAAACGCTACCGTGTAGTAGTTAAATGCTTCTATATAGTCCGTAGTTCCTTCTATGGACTTCCACAGACTTTTAATTCCACGGATTACAAGGAAATATGTTGCGTAGAATCTACCGAAAGCCGCTGCGAGACTGAATGTGCTCTTTGTGGCTCTTCTTGCGCTTACCGTATAGGTGTTCAGATTACGACCTAAAGAGTTTGCGGCTCTGCCGGATGCCGCACCAGTAGATGCCAGTCCTGCCAGTGCGTTTGTCATGCGGATAATGTTCTCACTTACGTTCGGTGTAGTAGACAGAGTGGTGAATAATTGCTTTAAATTCTTCGCCAGTAAAGGAATGTTCGTAATCGCTCTGCCGGATGCCACACCGCCAAGTCTTGAAATAGACGATGCAATGCTTGCAATATCCCCTACTCCATCTACTTTTGTTCCTGCCATGTCAGCAGAAAAAGTCTTTAATGCAGATGAAATTCTGCTTAATCCGCTTGTATCTATTTTTCCCATTCTGTTAATGGAATTTGTCAGTGTGGAGATATTTTTAATTCCGCTCGTATTCATGGAATTTGCGGCATTTGCGATACTCTGTATGCTGTTGGAAATGCTTGTCAGCTTGGACGTATCAATAGACAAGCTTTTCTGAAAATTTGTAAGGCTATTTGCCAACTTATCCAGTGCGTTACTTGCGCTAGTTGCATCCGCTTTTATTTTAATCTGCAAAGAATCAATATCTGCCATACCGCACCGCCTTTACACATAAAAAGAACGGTAAGCTGTGACACCTACCGTTCCTAAAATTATTTTTTAAGATATTCTCTCGTAACCGCACCGCACTTGTAATCAACCTTGATTCCGACTTTCTTTTGGAATACTCCGATTGCCGTTGCTGTGTCTTTACCTAAAATTCCGTCAATGTTGCTTTTTCCCTTTGCATTCACCGCAGATAAGCAACCATGATGAATAAGTGCAAATTGTAGCCAAGCTACATCATCACCTCTCATGCAAGGAAATGTTTTTTTCAACAGCCTTGTTGGTTCAGCATAAGGGTTACTGTACGCTTCCGTAGTGCCCTGTACGGCTTCTAATTCCTTGTACCATACATTCATGTCCACATTTCCTGTAATGCCGCCTACACGCCCTTTAGAAGTATACTGCCAGCCTACCATGTTCGGTACTTGCGGTTGATACTTCACATTCATCTTGCCGTTATTCTTGCCGTACCGTGCGATCCACATGGGATAGCTTACACCACCATAAGGCTTAATGTATGTCTTATAAAAACTTTCCCCAGTGTATACACCGAATAACAATCCTGCATCTGTGATGACCTTGCCATAAGCATTGATTATGGAAATAATATTTTTGCCAAGACCTTTCATAACAGCATCTTCAACATCAAGATATACTGTCACTTTTCTGCCATTAAGAATAGTAAGCACTCTTCTTGCATCAGATCGTGATTTTGCAACCGTTGTAATATATCCGTATTCATATACTCCGTGCACATGAACGTTGTGTTCTTGGCAACCTTTCCAGTTCTCTTCAAACTTCTTGTCCGGGTTCAAATCCTTACGGATGACTTTCAGAATAGCAAAATCAATACCGTTCTGTTTTACCGCCCACCAATTAATCGTCCCCTGGTATGAGGACACATCAATTCCTATTAAACTCATGTTTGTTTCTCCTTTTTGGGATGTGATAATTCAAAATTAGCCTGCATTGCCATAAGTCCTGCAAGAAATGCCTTTCTTTGTTTTTGCAATTCCTTTTCGTTACTAGCAGTTTCAAGACGCTCCATAATAGGCTTGTCGATATACTTCGATTGTGCTTTTCTGCCGTTTAAGCAATGGTCTACAGCAAAGATTAATGCAGATATTCCGTAATTTCCCCAACGTTGCCATGAGTTCCTATCTTCTTCCTCTTTTTTTAGTTTATATCCTTTGTAGCACCACTCTAATTTTTTAGGATTCAGATGTTTGAACTCTTCTATCGAGATCCCCATGGAAAAAGCAAATGGAAAATATTCTTCCCATATTATTTTGTGCCAGTCGATTTCTTCTTGTGGTCCTGCGGCATCTTCGTTACCTTGATGTCCTCTTTCTCCATCTCTTCTTTGGTCTGCGTCATCATTTCCGTCAGACCCGACAGTTCGAAAAAACCGTCTTCTTTCATACAGTCTGTCAGTTCTCCATACATCTTCACAAAAGACAGACCGTTTGCTTTCATGTATTCTTTCATTAAAGCATTGGATTCATCCGGTGTAATATCTTCATGGTTTTCGATAAGACCAGCATAAAAAGCCGTTTTGCATACATGAGGAAATTCTGCAAGCATATATCCGCTACCATCTACAATTTCTTCTGGTGTGGGATTCTGTACATTTTTTGCTTTTTTAGCTACATAGCCACCGGAAAGCATAAGAAACATCTTTTGAATCAAATCCTTGCACTCCACAGCACCGAATCCAAACTCTAAAGTATATTCAACATCATTAACTAAAATCTTCTTCATAAAAACATATCCTTTCCCCAACATTTTTTTGGAAAGGAGCCGCCCAAAGACGGCTCTCTTTTGCTTAAATCAATGTTTCGTCTACCGCTTCATCAAAGTCAGCCACGGCAGTGTTATTTGTTTCTGACTGACTTGCTATTCCCCCGTTGTTAGTTCAACGGTAGCGTCCAATCCCTTGTATTCCTCAATAGTAAGATTCATTTCAATCGTCAGAAGTTCATTCTGTCCGATTTCCGGCTGTGGAATCTGCTTGGGCGGCTGTGCAACAACGAAGAAAGATTTATCTTCTCCGGGAATAACGGTTTCAAACCACATTCTATTTCCACCAGTAAGAGCCTTATAGGCTGTGATAAGTGCAGTCCATTCAGCCACTGTTTCTGATGTAAAGTTGACTGTGACTGCAAAAGAACCGCCAGTATCTGCACGACCTTTTACATATCTGGTGATTGCATCTTCTAACGCAGAAGCATCAATCTGCTCCGGCTCAATGCTGATGCCGCCAATGGCATTGATTCTTGTAAGTTGCTTAAAACTTGTAGGTTTTGTTCCGGCGGTTGTCTCTGTACCATATCCGAAAGTAATACCCAAAGTAGAAATTC